AACCGAATGAATTATTAGATACGCTTGATGTCCAAAAGGATTCTTACTTCTCCTGCAGTTGCATCAGCAAGACCATCGCCTGTAGGTGTAACTACAATGTCGATAGTATCATCAGCTGCGAACTGATAAGAATAAGTAGTAGTACCGTCAAGGTCATCACCTGTGTTGTATGCCAATGCATCGCCACCTGTGAAAGCATCATATGCTTCGATGAGACCATCTGCACCACCTGGTGTACCACCAACAGTAAGACTTACTGCACTTAAAGAACCACCAGAAAAGGCAGTTACAGTTTGTACAGTAGCTGCACAAATCACATCACCTGCATTAACAGGGATAGAGATTGTTTCTGCAGCTGCAGTTGTATTGGTGAAGTCACCTGGTTTAAGGATGATTTCGTCACTATATCCGTTTGAATATTCGTTAATTGTTACTCTAGCCATAGTTATATACCTCCTAATTAAGCGATAATTTTACCGTGAGCTGCAGGGTGGTATACACCAAGAGTCAACGCACAATCAACAAATCCACGCTCGCCACCACCTAAGTTAGGTAGGCGTGTGCTTCCCATAGGGATAAGCTCGTGAATACCAACATAATCTGGGTTAATGATGTAACCGTCTGCGTGGGATGTATTTGCTCCAGTAACAGTAGCAGGTGCAGTAACAGGGTTCATATTAACAACAGAAACAACACCGTGGTCAGACTCATAGAGTTCAACTGACAACTTAATAGTTGTTTGACCTTGGTCTATATTTACTTGACGTAATGGATTAGTTCCAACATTACCTGCAAGACGAGCAAAGTCAGAGATACGGCGGCGAAGCGCAGTATCAACAACAAGCATCATATTGCTAGATTGTCCAGTTTGACGGAAGATTTCTGATAACTGAGTATTAAGAATAGTTTCAGTAAAAGCATCTCCTTCATCGGAGTTGTTTAATGTTGGTGTTACGTAATCTGCAGGAATATCTGCAGGAGTACCTGCGATTGTTGTACCGTCAGCTAACCATTTACCTAGTCCACGTAAGCCATAGTTAGTGCCTGCACCGTTCTCAACAGAGCGGTCATTGTCACTAAGGATTGTAGCTTCTACGTCACGTTTAAGTTCACGGATTGCTTTTGATTCTGCTTGGGCAACTTTAGCAGGTCCAACAGAGTCAACGGCTTCTTGTAAATCAGAAACCATATAATCTCTACGGAATTTTTGCACATAGTTACCAAGACGAGCGCGTTCTGCAAATTTGTCAGAGAAAGTAGTAACGTCAGCACCTTCTGAAACACCAGATGTTCCAGGGTCGGCTAATTTGTCTACTGTCCACTCACTAAATGTTGCGTTTGCTTTCGTCTTCGATGCTGAGGAAAGGACTGGGGTTTCTTCTGGCGCAAGGATTGTTAAGACATCTGTCAAATCCTCACGATTAGAGACCGCAGAACCTGTATTTGTTGTATCGAATGTATTTGAAAACGACATAATATTTTAAGTTTTACTTTCTAGTTTGCTTTTGTAAGGTTCTAAGAGCTATGAAATCATTAACGCTTCCAGTTGATTGGAAGGCTTTTGACTGGTCTTGAAGCTTTTTAGCTGTTCTTGGTACAGTTTTTTCAGATTTAGCTGCTGCAGTATTGGCACTTCTAGGAGGCGCAGATTTAATTGTACGTGGTGCAGTCCTCGTTGGAGGTAGCACTTTACGTCCGTACATACTATTTGCTGCATGAGCAACAATGTATGGCATCTGTGCCGCTACTTCTGGATTGATTGCTTGAAGGTCAACTAACCTTCTATCGTTAATCATAGCATCGTACTTCTTGTACGCTTCGCTATTTTTATTTTTCATCCAGGGTAACTCTTCTTCTGCTTTTTTCGCAAAGGCATCTCTAGCTTGTATAGCTGTATTTTTCTTCTGTATCTCCTGCATTTGTGCAGGTATATACTTCCGAAGAACATTTTGTGAGTGCCGCATTGTTTTGCGTACTTGAGCTTTAGTTACTTCTTTTCCATCTACTGTAGCTATGACATCATCGGGGCCGTAGTCTCCACGTTCGTACAATAAATCTTCAGCCCAATCCACAACTTCTTGTGCATTAACCGCCTCTTCTTGTAACTTAGTAGGGTCTACAATGTCTTTTAAAGGATTGTCTTTTACAACTGGAACTTTCTCTTTTTCTGAATTTTGCAACTCAGTTAATTGACGTTCCATTTGTTCCATTCGTTCTTCAGCCGCTTTTCTTTTTTTAGTAAGTTCGCCATAGCGAGCTACTGCACGACTGTTGAGCTTAGTGGACAATGCTTTTAATTCATCTTCCGATAAGTCATCTATATCTAACTGTGAAAGAACATCTGCCTGGGATTCTTCTTCTTCGGTTTCTGTTGCACTCTTATTAACAACTTCTTCCTCGGTTTGGGATTCTTTGGCTACTTCAGATTCACCTTGCGGTGAACCAACACGCTGAGCCATGAACTCTGCGGGTGTAAGACTGTTATCCGTATTTTTTTGTTCTGACTCTACGTTGTCAGTTTTGATTTCATCTGTCATAATTTTCCACTTTCTTTGCGCCAAAGCGATTGCGAATAAAAATCATTATACAACCCTATACAAGCTCACTAAAAGTACCTTCGTGTTTTTTTCGGATACTTTGCCAATCGGTCATTTGTAATAGTTGGTCATATGTTAAAATCTTTCCAGATATTTGTTGCATAGATTCATAGTCTGCCTTGTGTAACTCGGCTATAGCTTCTTCTCTTAATGCGTGAATAACGGATACAAATACAGCAAAGTGTTCGTTATGCTGTAATACTTTTAAAGCTTCTTCTAAACTCATTGATTAATACCTTGTGTTTGCATTCCACCCATAGATGCAGGAGATGTTCCTATTTTACCTATTTGGGCGTTTTGGGCTTGTTGTGCCATAAAAGTATACTGACCGATATATTTCTCTAGTCTTGCTTTGAATGCTTCGTCAGTTTGTACACGCTGTGCAATATCTGGTTGCTGTGCGTAATTCTGTATTACTTGCATTGCAACTTGTCCACCATTTGGTCTAGCAGGCATTTCTATACCTGCAAATATCTTAGCCAAGTCATCGGTAATATCTTGTTGCATCTTCTGTGCAGCTTGCTTACCTTCTTGTAAAATACTATCTGCCATTACAGGGTCAATAGAGTTAGCTACAACTTCTAGCAATGAATCCATATTAATTCTTCCAGAGCGGTCTAACTGTACTAAAGATACCAATGAATTAAGTTTCTTCTCTTGTGTTTCTCTGTCTGTATTTAATACATCATAAGATACTACAATATCATAATCTTCATTAGCATCTCCCTTTGAAAACTTCATAGGGTCTGGACTACCTGTTACCTTAAAGAAAACTTCGTCTGGCCCAAATCTTTGGAAGCACTTCCAAGTCATTTGTAAAACCTCTGCAGCGTGATTTAAAAACTTGTCTATTAAGAATTGTCTTCTTACGGGTGCAAGTGGGTTTTCTACGTCTAATCCAACTAAAGCATCTGCTTGTTGTTCTAGTGTACGCTCTATTTCTATAGAACCAGTAGGTGATGGTGGCGTAGGGGCAAAGTCTAAGTCTCCCTTTCTTCTGTAAGGAATCATACGACCAGGACCCCAATCTGTTGGTGCTTGTCCAACGGGGTGTAATATCGGTGGCAATGTAGCCAAAGAGTTTCTATCGATGCGTGAGTCACGCTCTACCTTTACTTGATTCTGTATACCACGAAGAATATCTGGTATAGTCATTGTATCGTAAAGTCTTTTAGAATCTTCTGATAGTTTAGTTACTACTATAGGATAATCTTCATACCCGTTTAGTAATTCAAACTTAGCAAATGCAGGACTTTCATCTCCTCCACTATAATCTTTGTGGAATACTGTGCAGTAAATACCTTCTGAACCATCTTCTTCATCAAATAATCTTTGATAACCATAAACAATTTCAATCAAATCATCTGATTCATAAATACTATCGCTTACATTGTTTGACCTTCTGCCTTCTT